AATTGGTTCTGTATCAACTGGCTCTGTATCAATTGGTTCTGTATCAACTGGCTCTGTATCAATTGGTTCTGTATCAACTGGCTCTGTGTCTATTGGCTCTGTGTCTATAGGGGTTGTGTCTATAGGGGTTGTGTCAACTGGAGTTGTATCTACAGGACCACCACCATTTAAATTTGCACCTTGTGGTGCTGGTACAGAAATAACAGTATCAGTATATTGACTTACAGGTCCAGACCAGTTAGCAACTCTAACAGTATAAGTAGCGCCTTCTGTCAAACCACTTAACTGAATAGATGCAGGAGCACCATCTGTATTATATGTTCCACCAGCATATGGATTATCTGCATCTGGATCATCTGTTATTACTTGATAGAACCAAGTGTTTGCTGTATATCCTTCAGGTAGGGATGGTGTAATAGTTGCGGTAGTTCCTGCAACAATTGGAGTTGAAATTATTGGGGCAGGGGTTGGAATGTTGTTATTAATTGCAGTAACTAGTTGACTTGATTTAGTGTTTAATGATGACTCAAGAGATGTCTTTGTTGATACCGCTGAGTTTACCGTATTGGTTAAAGATGTAGTATTAATAGCATTTATATTAGATGTGTTTGTAGTATTTTGAGCAACTACTGGAGTAAGGCTTGAGTTTAATTGTGCAATAGTTGCATTTGCTGAGTCAACCGCTGCCTGAACTGTTTCTGTATTTGGGTCTACATACGGAGTAAATGCTGCACCTTGACTTATTTGTCCAGCAAAACCTGCTCCAACATTAGTATCTGTAATTGGAATGAGTGCACCGTTAGTTGTTTCTCTAACATTAAATCTCGCTTGATCTGGTATTGGTCCATTAGCAGTTACATTTGCCATCCATGCACCATCATTTGGATTTACATCAGCATTAAATCTTACCTGAACCATTTGAGTAGAAGCATCTTGTTGTGGAAATGGTCTTAAATCCCAAGCAATATCTAAACTTGTTCCAGTGGTTGAATATGTAATTCCAGTTCCTGTACTCCAAGTAGTCCAGTCCCATCCAGCAATAGATACTGAAGGTGCTCCTGGAGTTGTATGATAAACCCATCCTTCATTTGTTCCAAATGTTATTGTTGCATTTGATCCAACGAATACATTGTTGTAAACAGTTCCACCCATTTGCATTCCGAACGGAAGATTCATTTGAACACCAGCATCATCTACTCCAGCCAAAACATTTGTGCTAGTTCCAATAGTGGCTTGTAAATTATTGACTGCTGTTTGAGCAGCATCAATAGCAAGGTTTGCTTGGGTTAGTTCGGTTTGTGCAGTTGCCTGTGCTGTAGACGCTTCTGTTTTTGCTGCAACGGCTTCAGATATTGCTGTCTGAGCCTCTGTTATTTGTGTTGTTATATTATTTATGGCGGTAGTTGCAACAGTTACTGTAGCCTTTGCATCTTGAACTACCTGAGAACTTTGATCTATTGGGGTAACAGATAAATCAACACCGCTAATAGTATTAATAGCGACTTGAACATTATTTATTTCTGTGTTAGCCAAAGATATTTTTGATGCCACCTCAGCCGTGACCCCTTGGGCTTGGGAATATTCGGTTTGTGCTTGTGTTACCTCTACTAGAGCATTGTTCGTGGCTGTAATAGCCTGTTGAACCTCTGTAGTAGCCGTCTCAAGGGCTGTGTTAACTGCCTGTTGAGCAGGGCTAACAATAACCTGCTCTTGATTATCTGCAGCATAAGCCTCGTTGGGTGCCAAAAAAGCAAAAACGGTTATGCATAAGGCAGAACCGAATATAATAAAAATTTTACGCTTTATATTATTCAATTGGGTGGGTCTCCAATGTATCTCTACATTGCCAATTATATCATTTATTAATTAATTAATGATAACAAACAATAAAAAAAAGGGCTAGCGTTTGGCTAACCCTTTAATTTATTTAATTACTTAATCCAATTTACCTTTAACTTAGGGAACTTTGCATTCCACTTTTTAGCCAAAGCATTGAATTTTGCTTTTAGATCTGCAATAGTGTTCTTTAAAGTTTCGTTTTCTGCCTTTAAAGTTGCTGTTGCTGAATCTGATGCTACCTTATCGGCTGCACGTCCAGCACGTTCTGCTGCAAGTGCTGAGTTAGCAATTGCTAATTCTGCATTCTTTGCTGCTAGTTCTGACAGAACATCACGTACTACAATTGTAGCGCTTACAGAACCGACTGGTGCTGCTAAGCCTGTTACGGCTGTTGCTACTGTTGCATACGCAACTACTGTTACTGAACCAGTTGCAGGAATTGTTACTGTCTGCTCTTTTGTTCCTACAGTTGCAGTTGTTGTATCAGTTGTTAATGCTGTTGATAGCGCTGATCCAGAACTTGAAACCAAAGTATTAATTGTGGCTCCACCTTTTAGATTTCCGAATACATCGTATCCAGATACCTTAAGAACTTGTGATGTACCTGCTGCTGCTGAGGCAGGAGCGGTTAGTGTAATTGAGTTCAGTGCACCTGCGGTACCTTGAACATAATAAACTGTTGTAGTTCCAGCACGAGTGATAGAGACTGATCCTACTGCTGTACTTTTAGTATATACATAAAAGTCTGCTGATGTTCCAGTTCCTGTTGCAATTGATAGCGTTGATGTTCCAGATGATGCTGTTACTGCTGAACCAGTTGCTGCAAGAGCAGGCACAATAGTTGCATTTACTGCAACTGCTGTTACTACTGTTCCTGTGTCTACTGATGTTACAGCAATCTTTAGTGCATCTGCTGCTTCAATACTGTTATCTGCTGGCACTGGTAGTGATACAGGAGTTGTTACTACTGTTCCACCTGTTGCTGCAGTTCCCGCCACAGTTAGTGTGACAGTTCCAGCGTTTGCTTGCGCTGCTGGCGTTACGAGCATTGTGCTAGTCAGGGCTGCAGCGATGATTAGCGATACTTTCTTGATATTTTTCATTTTTCTCCTATTTCTTATTATAATAAGTTAAATCTATCTAGATAATCTTTTACATCATCAGGGATAGGTTTATATTGTATCACGTTCTCAGGTAGGTCGTCAACTTGCCTTGGCCTATCTTTGAATGTGTGAACCTCTATTTCTTGATTTACATTTTTAGGCGTAAAACTTATGGCACCAAATACTGCACCACAAACTGCGTCTGCTAAGTCTTTAGATTTTTTACGTGGGTGATCTACCTTCTTATCATTAATAATCTTAAGTTCTCCCATTTCTTCTAACAAAAGGGGGATTAAGGGCATAGCAACTCTCTCTTCATAAATCAACATAGCAAAATCTTCATAATGTTTCTTAGCAACAGAAACAGTATCAGTTCTAATACCAACAGACTTTAGTTCTTGTTGAATATCAAAAGATTGCCATCTATCGAATGTAACCATTCCAATATTAAACCCTTGCCTTCTAAGATTAATAATCCAATTTTTTACATCGCTAAGATTAACTGGGCCCTCAACTTTTGGTTCCCACCAGGCAACAGCGTCAACAATAACAACTGGAGAAATTTGTTCATAGTCTTTTAAAACTTGAACATTTACCCATTTATCAACATGGGCGATTGCTACAGCACACTTGTCATGTTTTTGTGCAAGGTCAGCATGAATGTAATAAGTCTTTTCTGGATCTGGTTTAAAAGAAGAATCAAACCTCTTATTATTATCTATTGGATTTCTTAAAGACATACATTTTTCCAGTTTATCTCTTTGTTTAAAAAAGGCATCAGATGAATACGTTGGCTTACATGCAAAACGCATTAAGGCATCTCCAGGATCTGTAAAAAATGATAACTTAAAGTCTTCGATTTTTCTTGTTGGGTTTACTTCCCACGTTGGTCTTTTAATTGCTAAAACTCCCGGAAATTTATATGATTTAATGTGGTCTTCTTCCCAATTTATTTCAAAAGTGTTGTCTGAATTATCTTCTGGTAATGCTGGATTAATTATAAACGTATGTTTTTTTTCAAGAATTTCTTTTTCTGCAATTACATCTTCATATCTTTTAGAAATAAAGTCTCCAACATATCTTGGAAAAGATAGAAGTGCAACTTTTCCTAAATCTGGAAAACGAGAATCTACTGATCCACGAAATGCTTTATAAATATTTTCTGCAGTTTTGCCTTGTTCATTTGCGGTGCCAACCTCTGATGCAAAACCAGAAATTTCATCAAGGACGGCAAGTATTAAGTTTAAACCTTCGTGTGATTCTCTTTCTGAGTGCCCAGAGTAAACAGTTATTGCTTTGTTAAACTCTATGCTGTCCGCTTTAGCATAAAATTTTCCAGCAAACCACGGAGAGGATTCTATTTTTGTTTTAAAACCTTTAAAGAAAACATTTTTTGCTTGTTGGGCATTTATGGCAACGTTAATCAAGTCTATGGCATCTCCACTTGGTTTGCCAAAATATTTTGCTGGATCTTTAAGGCATAAAAGTTTATAAACTAAATATGCACATCCTACTGTAGACGTAAAGTCTTTACCGCTACCTTTACCAAGTTGCAAAATGATTTCATTTTTTGTATATTTATCATAATAAGCACTTCCATTATTTGTACCCATCAAATCTTCAAGATCTTTTTTGTAATAAATTTGACTCATGGCCTCTACAATATTATATTGTATTTCTGACAGCGAAGGTTGACCAAGATAGTTTGAGGACTCAACAAATGTTTTTACATCTACCGGATTTTCTTCAAAAACATTATCTGTTAAAACATCAAGAAAGTCATTAAACGTCTTGGACAATTGTAATCACCTCGTTCTCTTTGGCGATGTCGGATAGCCTTCTCATAATTTTATCTCTTACCTCTGGATGTTCACTTGCGATGTCTCTTAATATTTCAACAAGAATTTCTTGTCTTTTTTCTATTTCAACTATTTCTTCAGCCAATTCTTTATTTTCTAATAAGCCTGCTTTTTGTAACATCTCAATCCTAGATTTTTCAATATCTACTACTAACTTAATTGCTTGAGTTTTTGCTGAAAGATTATTTGTTAGGCTAGCCTCATCAATAACCTCATATGCTTTTGTAATCAACTTACCATAATGAGCATCCATTGACGCCATTGCTTCTTTAGCACGGGCACGAATTGCATCGTTAGCAGAAGCCATAACTTTCCACTCATTAATTAATGCGACAACACGAGTCCTAGGAATATCTAAATCTTTAGATATCTTTGTTGGATCGCTTCCTTTTAAATATTCTTCAACTACCTGATTGACCTGGTCTAAATGTTTTACTATTTCTTGTTCTTGTGACATTTTTAATTCTCCTCTTGACTTATTTTATAACAAAAATCTGCCCAATAACTGTGATAGGCCTCTCCAAAATGAGAGTTATCTCTGGCATATAAGGCATATTTATTGCTAGGGTTATCTATAGAAAATTGTGTCAACTTATTTTTAAAATCTTCTATATCTATTTCAAAAAGTCTATCAAGTTCCATTTTTACGTAATCAGGCTTGTAGCAAAAATAAAATAAATTAATATTATTTGATTTACAAAACATTTCTAAAAACATTAAATAGTGATATGCGTAGATATGAAGAGTATCAGAAAACTCATCTCTTGTATTATCTTTATATACACCATGAAAAATCTTGTTCTTTTGATTAGCAATTTCGTCTTTTATATTAGATGTCTTTGGATTAGAAACATATCTACGTTGATAGTTTGGTATAGCAATAAAAATTGTGTCTGGCTTATTAAAATTATGAATATATCTAAAAATGTTAGCAATAATATCAAAAATACTAGTTCCTGGCATTCCTAAATTAAAAAATCCAGAAAGATCATTTTTTATGTTTAATCTATTGTATAATTTTTTAGCCCAAATTTCATTTTCTAAAAGGCCTATCCCATATGTAACTGAGCATCCAGAAAACAATATATGCTTTTTATCATGATTTTTTTTAAATTCATCAGACCTAAATCCATCAGAGTTAATTCTTAGATCTGGAGCAGTCAGTTTATCTTGTCCAAAGCGCCGATTGCCAAGGCCTATCAGTTTTCTCTCAGTTTGGCAAAACGACTCGTCGCCAACGTACAAAAACTCATGTTGGTAGATTGGATCAGGATTTCGAAGGGCTACAGAATCAGTCATTTTTTTCCT